CCAGTGATAGGAAAAGTCACCGATGCCGTTGCTAACTGTCCAACGCCAGCTTTCAGCGGAGTCCAGTCCACGATGACCGCAGAGAATGTGTATGTGGGATTGGTTGCGCTGACTACTGCGGAAGTTGGTTGCACCACAATTGTTGTGGTCTGTCCGAGTAGTGGATAGATCGTTGCTTCCACATTTGCAGCAGCGAAATCCTGATGGAAATCAAATGTGACTTGGTTGTCTGCTAATCCGGCAACGCGAGTCTTCGCAGTGCTGCCGAATGCGGAAGTCTCGATGATGTCATCTTTGGTTTCCAAAGTGATGTTGTTGATGTGATCTGACAAGTTGACCGAGTTGATCGTCACCTTGGCATCAGTAAGAACGATCTTGCTCATGCGGTTTCTCCTTCAGTGGTTGCTTCTGATTGTACCGCAGGAGCTGGATCTACTGCGGATGGTGCTTCTGGTGCTTTTTTCTTTGTATTTGTCCCATCTTCTGTGATGTGACCGCCTTCAATGAGAGCTTCGATGTTCACTCCCACTGCCAGCAATTCTTCATCCGTAATGATCGAGCCTTCAGCCTTGGGGAAATCCAGCCGATCTGATGTGATGATGTACGCCATTTTCTTCTCCTTATGACTGGGCTTGATAAGCGATGGTGAAATTGATGACAACTGCCGCGCCCATCGTTGTTTGACGATAGTTGACCGAGTTGGTTTCAAGTATTGAATAGAGAGCAGTTCCAGTAAAGGTTGGATCTGCCCGGATCACTGTATCCACTGCGGAAAGCAATGTGAAAGCTCTTGTTCTTCTCGCTGTGAGGCTAGTGCCACCATTCCAAGACCAGAGAGAGCAATTGATTCTTCCTGATTCCTCATGAAGATCAGTGAAGGCAAATGGTGAATCGCTGATGGTTGCGATCTGCATTTCAGCATCGCCGATCGATCCATCGTGTCCGATGGCTATTGCATCGCCCGGATATGAATCATCCACTTCAGCGCCATCAAAGATTCTGACTCCAGTTAGGGAAGAAGCTGAACCAAGAGCAGCAATGATCTTGGTGATCATCGTTGGGAAAGCTGTTGAAACTGTCATCATGCCATCCCGGGGAAGCTGGTTGGATCAAGTAGCTCCATCGCTCTTCTTGGCAGAGAGTAAGTCGGAGTCTGATAAAGCTCATCTCCACCCAAAGTTCTTGCAGTGACATTCATTGCGCCTCTTTGTGTCTGCCAGAGATGTCGGATGATCTCCAAGACACCTTGCTTGGCTGCCATTGGAGGATTGACATAACCTGCGACATAAGTGATGGAAAGATTGTTCATCCCTTGCGACCAATAGCCATAAGAGTTCGTCGCATATAGCGAACCAGATCCGATTCGATAAAGTCTCTGTCCTGTGTAATCGAGAGCGTATGCGCTGGAGGATACCAAAGCATCGTTTTCATAGACTGAAGAGATTGAGATTGCCTTGGGATTTCTGATGCGGATGAATTCACCGCCTCCATCATAAAGCTCAGATGTGAAAGTTCTTCGCCCGAGTACCTGTCCAACATAAGATTCAGCGAGATCAGATCCGGCATCAATGAAGGATCGAAGTTCATCATCAAGTGTGGAATCTGTCAGTAAAATGTTCAGATGTGTTTTGACCTCATCAAGTCCAACAATTCCCAATTCTGTGAAATCTCGGATCAAGAATTCGTCAGAATAGGCGCTCGCGTTTGTTCCAGTTGCTAACCATTTCACCGCGTGTCTTCCAACTAGTGTGGCTGAGAAGTCGCAATTGTAAAGTCCAGTTGAAGGATTGGTGACAGATCCAGAAGTGGTCGTTCCATCTGGTTGATAGATGGTGCAAGTTACTGCTGAAGCGTTTGCATTGGCTCCATTGGAATCTGTGATTGTGATGCCAAGAGGGACAACATCGCCCAGATCGTAAGTCATCGGGATCTCCTTGTGATTGTGCTGGTTGATCGGATTCTGTCTGTGATCGTTGTACCTTGGCGCACCCTGTCGGCAATTATCGCATGAGGGATGGATTCTTGTGCCGTCATAGTTGCGCCCACTCTTGTCCGAAAGCGTGAAGCAATTCTCGCCCGGATTCGATCGGACATGATCGCGCCGCCGATGTATCCATATCCAAAAGCAGTGAGGCTAAGAGATCCGGATCCAGTAGTGGTGAAGTAAAGCAAGTCAGAAGCAAGACCATTGATGGCGATATTGCCAGCGCCAGTGGTTGGAAGTTTGAGAGATGCGGAACCACTAGCAACAAGATTGATTGAACCTGAAGCAGTGAGAGGAGTGAATGATCCGCTTGCTGATCCAACCAAAGTAATGAAGCCAGCGCCAGCATCAACGAAGAGAAGCGAATCTGTTCCGCTTCCAACGATGGTGATCGTTCCAGCGCCAGTGGTTGAATAACTGATTGATTGACTAGCTGATCCAGTGAGTGAAATTGAACCTGAGCCAGTATCAGAGAAGGAAAGAGAAGCTGTGGCAGTGGCAACAAGGCCGATGGATCCGGTTGCTGAAACTGGGAACGAGAGCGAATCGTTTCCCGAACCAGTGAGCGAGATTGAACCTGAGCCGGATGTTGGGCTTGTTGATCCGGTATTCGCCGAACCAGTGAGCGAGATTGAACCTGAGCCAGTTGATTCAAATTTGATGGAATCAGTTGCAGATGCAGTGAGTGTGATCGAACCGCTTGCCGATACTGGGAAAGTCTCTTGATCTGTCGCAGTTGCAGTGAGTGTGATTGAACCTGAGCCAGTGGTTGCAAATGATAGCGAATAGGTTGCAGATGCAGTGAGTGTGATCGAACCGCTTGCCGATACCGGGAAAGAGAGCGAATCTGTTGCAGATCCAGTAAGTGTGATCGATCCTGAACCTGATGTGGATGCTGCGCCAGCATTGTAGGCAACGCCTGTCGCATTGTAGGCAATGTTTTCGTTATAGAGTGCCATCAATGCTCCTTCTGGTTATTCTTCTTCGAGCTTGACCTCTGCGATCAATCTATATTTTCCCACTTGACATTGAACGCAAGATTCATTGACAACTGGATCAAATTCGTTTCGTGTTTCCATATATCCAGTGTTACAGATGAGACATTGATACTCGTATCGTGTAGCCATTTCGCTCCTTAGTAATAAAGATAGACAACGCCATTGCCACCAGAGCCACCAGTTCCACCAGTGGAAGCAGCGCCTCCACCACCACCGCCTGAGCCACCTTGTCCTCCGTCTTTGAGAACACCAGTTGAAGTTCCTGCGGGATAACCATTAGCAAAACCAGCAGATGTGTACCCTGCTCCACCACCGCCACCGCCAAAAGTTGTTCCAGTTCCACCAGTAGCAGTACCTCCAGCGTAGAGATCACCAGTGCCGCCAGCGCCACCTGTGCAAGTTCCAGTTGTTGCGGCAGAACCGCCACCGCCACAAATGAGACCGCGACCACCTGCGCCGCCTCTTACTGTTCCAGTTGTGTTTGTTGCGCCACCACCCCCACCAGTTGAAACCCCTGCGCCGCCAGGACTGCCGACAGAAGTTCCAGTTGAACCGCCACCGCTTGCGTAGCCGATAAGGTCAGCTTGAGCAGATGACGCTCCTGTGTAAGAAACAGTTGAAATTGCAGAAGCTGCGTTCGCTGTTGTTGCCCCGGCTGCACCACCTCCAGTGCTAGCAGTAAGACCACCCCTTCCACCGCCAGCAAAGACCATTCCATATTGTGAGGAAGTTCCCATTGCTCCATTTGCTGCGGAAGCAGAGCCAGTTCCACCTGTTCCCACTGTGACTGTGTTGGTTGCAAAAGTCCATCCAGCCGAATAACCGCCAGCACCGCCACCGCCAGAATATGTTGCGGATGAGCCACCTGCTCCACCACCGCCGATGCAGACTGCATAGACTCTTTGAATTCCGGCAGGGATCACAACTGATGAAGATGATGTTGTAAAAGTTTGTTGAAGCTTCAAGCCATAAGGAGTGTCAGAGAAGGATGAATTGTTATAAATGGAAACTGTCATGATCTGCTCCTAATAGAAAAGATAGAGGATTCCTGCACCGCCTGTGCTAGAAGTTCCACTTGTTCCACCACCGCCGCCACCACCGCCACCAAGACCGCCATTGCCACCATTGATACCTGAAGCAGCCACTCCATTTCCTGCAATTCCAGCTCCTCCACCGCCTGCGCCATTTGTATTTGTGCCAGTCGTTCCTGCGCCACCTGTATAAACCGCGCTAGTGAAAATGTTTATACCAGTCCCACCAGCTCCACCTGTTCGCGTTCCTGTGGTAGCAGCGCCAGCAGCACCACCGCCACCAACTAAGCCATTACCACCAGCGCCTCCAGTTTGAGCAGATGAACCAGCATTGGAGGAAAGTCCTCCACCACCGCCGGAGATTCCATGGCCACCAGTTCCACCAGTTCCACCTGCCGTGGAGTTGATATTTCCACCAGAAGCACCGCTTCCAACTAATCCATTATTTCCTGCTATTGATGAGCTTGATTGACCAGCACCCGGCATTCCCCAATAATTTGTGGTTCCTGTTGCTCCAGCAAGGTTTCCACCGCCACCGCCACCGCCGGGCCCATTAGAATTTTGACCATTTCCAACACCACCTCCACCAGCAATGACATGACCATAACGAGTATATCCACCACTACTGCCATCAACACCAGCACCAACAATGCAGACAGAATTGGCAAGAGTCCAGCCCCAAGCAACTCCACCGCCACCGCCGCCATGTCCACCGTTGGAGTTTCCACCGCCACCAGCTCCGACCGCTATTGCATAGACCCAAGTTATACCAGCAGGAATTGTGACCGATGTGGTTCCTGCGTTGATTGTCTGGCGTAGTTGCAAGCCATGAGGCAAGATTGAAGAAGTGAAACCATTTGGAGTGATCGCGTTTGATGATGGCATCCAAGAATTGACCTGTGAGCCAGCTTCTCCTCTTTTGAAACCTTCAGCCATTATGAAACTCGATTCACATAGCCAGAGATGTTGATGACTGATGCAGTTCCGGCGTAAGCGTAGACAGTCGATGCAGTAGGAGAACCGCCACCGGATCCAGTAAGAACAAGGCCGGGAACAATCAAGGTCAGCCCTGAGTTCGCTGAAATTGTCTGTTGAATTTGGTTGACGGTCGCAGTGCCGCCAAATTGAATAGTGAGAACAATCGCAGCAGTCGAAGTGTTTGTGGCGTAAAGCCAAATCTCATCGAATGCAGTTGAGGAAGTACCTGTCGCGTGAATCGTTGTTCCAGTTGATGCAGTCGCAGCAACCGCGATTGGCGCTCCTTGCGTTGATCCTGAAAGCAGTGTCTTGGAGTATGTGGCCACGATCTTCCCCTATCCGAAAATTTGTGAAGCAAGAATTGTTTGATCTGACTCGCTGGCATAAGCAGCCAAGCGAGCTTTGACATTTGCAAAAGTGCCTTTCGGCAAAGTTCCAAGCTCTGTCTCAATTGCAAGAACCGCATCATTGATGTTGTCATGTTGAGCAGCGTGTGGAACTGTCGCTGAATCAAGGGTATCCGTTGCAGTTGGATTGGTGAATGAATCCAGCGATGTTGGATATGAGGTCGTCATCAGATACCCCTCAGATTAGGAAGCGGAAACTGAAAGAGATCCAGCGGCGATTGTCACAACGCCAGCAGAAGATCCAGTTGTGATCGATGGCGATAAAGCGCCGCCGATGTAATAAGTTCCAGAAGTTGAAGCAGACCAGACTCCGAAATATGAAGCAGTCGTTGAAGCTGGCAAGTTGATCGACAATGCTCCAGAGTTTGTCACCGATCCTGAAGATGGTGAGTTCCAAGTGACTGCAACGCGAGCATAAGTGCCGCCAGTAACTTCTGAACCGCCGGAAGTCGTTGGATCGGCAGTATGTAGCGAAACATAAGACCAGCCAGTGGTGCTGAGGGCTTGGTTGGCTTCTGTGGTTGAGATTCTTGCCATTTTTTCTCCTTATGATTGGGCATCAGCTTCAGAAGTCAGGGGTTCTTCAGAAGCTGATGCTTTGAGTTTTTGCTGGATGGTCAAGTCTCGAACCATTTTGTGGTGACGATCATCAAGCCAGAATTGTTTATGATGGGGAAGAACTGCCCCAGTGTGGGCATGAATCTTGTATCCCATAGCCTTCACGCGTTTTGAGAAGAGCAAATCTTCTCCGAAATAAGTTCCTTGGATAGCACCTTCAACGAACCAAGCCCAGTCTTTGCCTTGGTTGGGAGTTGCTTGCTTTTGTATATCGAGAAGAACTTCTCTATGAATCAAGAGACATCCAGTGCCAGCGGCATCAACTTCCATGATCTCGTTGATTGGATAATCATCTATCGCTGTGAGTCCAGCTTCTTCGCTCATCTTGTAGATCGTGGGAACTGCTCTCAAGTCATCTTTGTCATCAAAGAATGCGGCGAAGACCAAGCCAGAGATGATTGGGCGATCTTTATCATGTGCGGCATCGACCAGCTTCATGAAGTTATCTGTGGAAAGTCTCTCATCGGAGTCAATCATCAGAAGCCAAGCGGCATCAGTTGTCTCAAGGAAAGTCTTGACCACAAGATTTCTTGAGCGAGTTGTCAGCCCAATGTTTTGAACTTGAATCAAGTTGTTGAATTTGCCACTTGGATGAATGGCGATGTGGATCAAGTCTTGCGCGAGCATTGAATCAATCGTTCCGTTGTTGACCATGCCGATGCAGATTTTATCTTTCACCTTCATCGAGTCTCAACTTTTGGATCAAGAGCAGTTGTCTCAATGGATTCTGTTTCAAGTTCCTTGATTATCTGATCAAGATGGGCAAGACCTTTGTTCTGAACAATCTCTCTTGCAGATTGCATTCCTTCTAAGAAAAGCGAATTCATTTCATTCCCCCTGTGGAATTGTTATTGCGCCAAAGCGCCAATCCCATCAATTGATGGGATCAGCGCCAAGGCTCTGGATACTAATATCCAGATGGAGCTACTGTGCCAGTCCCTGTGACGGCACTGACGGCTTTGTTGTACCTATGAGCGAGAGCCAAATATCCGTAAACTTGGAAGCGCACTGTGAGGTTCGCTGAAAGGACATCCGGCAAGACCCTTGTCCGAACCCCACTTTCGAACATATAGCTGTCGCTGAACTTTCCAACCAAGATTGGAGATTGGTTCGTTGACGCGCCATAAGCCTTTGTCACTGTTGCATCAATGAAGACTGGAACGCCTTGGATTGTTCCAACTAGCCCAGCAGGAGCGCCGGGATTGGTAACTGTGCCAGCTGCGTTGAATGCCTGTGATGCGCCAGTTGTTGGCACTACCAATGGGCGATTCTGTGAGTCAACCTGAGATGCGAACCAGTACCACATGGAAGGGTGCATCACGATTGCTTCTGCTGCCTTGTAACGGTTGGTGACAACCTTTGAAATCGCCTTGGCGATTGCAATTGCGCCGTTGACTGCTGTTGGAGTTGTTTCAGTCCATGTGACTGGAATTCCGTTGGTGGTATCAGTTCCCAAAGTCACAAGACCCTTGAGAGTTCCTGAAGTTCCATCGCCAGTTCCAACAACTGCTGTGTTGAGCTGTAATGCATAGTCAGCCATCAAATCACCGAAGACCAAGCGATCAAGACCGCCAGCAAGTGGAGATTGTTCCACCAATTGAATTGACACATTCTCATAGCCGGAGATCGTACGCACTGGCGCAGTTACCGTTGATGAGATCAAATCGCGTGTTGTTGTTGCTGAGTTATCAGATGATTGGAATGCTGCCAATGTTCCTGTTGTAATTTGAGGAATGTTGATGCTGTCTGTTCCTGCTGGTAATGCCATATTTGTCAAAAGATCCGCTGTCACTCTTGCCGCACGAGCAAATTCAGCATATTCATTTATAAGGTATAGGGGAGGAACCAGATCGCCGCCGGATCCGTCTGTGCGATTGATGTCGCGTGTTTCAATTGCGACTTCTTGTGAGTGGCGTGTTAGGCGTTCCCATGAATTGGAATCATTGCGAAGATGTGCGCCAATCATGTCACGAACGAATGAATTGCGACCATCTTTGTCGTAAGTCATTGTCTCTTTGGTGACTGTCGCTCCACCAAATGTCTTGACTCCTGCTTCCTTGCGAGATTCTGCGATTGCTGCTGTGCGAGTTTCTACCTTTTCAGCAGTTGCGATGCGCTCATCAAGTGAAGCAATTTCTTCCTGTTTTGCTGATGCTGCATCAAGAGCTTCTGCGCTCACTTCATCGGTTGCCAGAGTTGTTTCAACTTCTGTGACCAATGCATCGCGCTGCTCCTTGAGTTTTGTTGCTAGAGACATTTTGTGTCTCCTCTCTTGGATTAGTTTTTTT